CTCCTGGCCAGTTTAATTAAAACAATGAGCTTGCGTCTTCTGCGGGAACTGCTGCGAAATCATCTTCCGCTTTAGATCTTCCACCGAAAGGTTCGCCTTCAGCTACTTTTTGAATGTTCTGAAGTCCTAAAGAAACTCCTGCGTTTCCTTTCTGGTTATAGGCATACGCATTTACTGAAGCGATAGCGTAGCATCCTGGATAGAATTCAGCTTCATCTAAGATTGGTTGTACCTGGCCATCTACTACTCCAGGTTTATGAGCTGATTTTAAGTTAATGAAAATAGCTCCGGCCTCGTATCCATCTGGTAAGTATTCTTGACCCGTTTCCTCATTTACTTTAGATCTTTCAGCTTGATCTCTGAACGGCGATCTCATATTCTTTGGCCATTTCTTCGGATCTTTTCCGAATTCTTTTTCTGCGGCCTCTTGAACTAGCTTTTTAAGTTTAGTAAGGTCCTCGCCTTTCTTAAATAAAGCTACTACTGAATACTCATCCTTTCCATTAAGCTCGTTTCTTCTGGGCTTAAATACGTTTGGGTAAGATACTCTGAATTTTGGTGTTGTTCCTTTTGACATGGTTTTCTCCTGTTTTACGGTTAATAAATCCCGACATTGGGATTATGTTAAAATATTCTCTTGTACTTCATTTCCAGATAACGATTCATCCTGTGGTATTTTCTTAAAGTCCACTTCTACGGCCGATTTTACGGCCTCTCTTTTATCTGTAATTGGAACTAAAGTATTTCCACTTGATTCCTTAATAACTAAAGATTCCAAAAACTTTTTGTCCTCTTTACTTGTAAGTGCCGACTCAACTTGAGCTACACTTCTAAGAGATCGTGGCTTATACATCGAACTTTCTTCCAGGCCAAGTTCCAAGGCCAAGGATTGTTCCGCCAAAGCTTCATCTCTCCATTTTCTATTAGCTCTTTTAGGAACTAATTTAAATCCTGGTATTGATTTTCCTGCTTCAGCTTCGTTAAATGCGAATTGCTTTACCGATTTTACCCAAGCTTCAATCGCGGGAACTGCTTCTAAATATGATGCTAATTTTTCAGGATCATATTTTTGGTCTGAAACAATTACCGAGAAATCTTCCTTGGCCGTGGCCAAAGCTTGCTCAGATAATTTTGGGCAAATAGCACTCGCTCTACAAAATTTGCAATGAGATCCAGGAACTAAAGGTGCATTTGGATCCTCTGTTCGCTTGGCCGCATCTACTAAATCTGCTGAGAAATCAATTAAATCAGTAGTTGAAATTGTCCAAGATCGGATTGGCCCGTCCGAATGTGGGCACCTTGGTTGAACAATAACTAATTTAACTGTTTTACATTTAACTTTTGATTCTAATAAAGCTCCTAGTCCATAGTACATAAGCTGTTCATTATGTTCCACATCCACTGGAAGTCCTGCTCCATGCTTATAATCCCATACTTCTAATTCTAACTTATCTTCGTGGTAGATGATTCCATCTGAAGTTCCGAAGAGGCCAGGATGAAGTGAACTAAGATCGAAAGTTTGCTCTACTTTATAAAATTTGGCCCCCTCTTTGGCCTCATTAAATGCAGTAACGTAAACTTCTACGGCCTCCAACATTTCATCGTCGACAAAACGTGGATCTTCTGGATCCGTAACTTCAATCATAAATCTAGTTGTATCTTGACCTAAAATTTTAGCTGCGGCCAAATCGTGAGCTGTCGTACCTTCGACTGCATAATCGGACTGTGTTCCTGGTAATCCTTCACTTTCGCGAATTGATCCTGGACATACGGCCCATCTGTGCATTGAAGATGCTCCAATTCTACTGTGTGTTGTTGGTGTGTTTTGGGCCTCGCTCATTTTAGACTCCTAGTTTGAAGCTTCAGTACATCTAGCCACGAATGCTTCATAATCTTGTACTTGAAGATCACTTACTCTTGCACAAGCTGTTCCTCCTGCATTTTTAAATTCAGCTAATACGGCCTTTGCTGTTGCCAGGTCCTTAGATGAAGATAAGTTTTGAAGTGCTTTTTGAACATCATCCTTAGTTAAGCTTGAAGTCCCTGCTTCAACGGCCACTGGAGTTTCTACCACTGGAGTTTCTACCACTGGAGTTTCTACCACTGGAGTTTCTACTGGTTTATCTTTTTTGGCCGTAGCTTTTTTAGGTTCTGCCGTTTTCGAAACTGTTGGGTTCGGTTCGGTCTGGGCATTTGAAGTTGGGGCACCGATAGCCAATTGAAGTTTTCTAACTTCATGGATTAAATCTTCGGCCGTGGCCGCGTTAATGGTCAACGTAATTGTGGTCATATTATCTCCTATGATTTAGTGGGTTCGTTATTGATCCCATCTTTAAATAATTCTGCTATTTCATCCTGTTTTCTTCTAAAAACTTTTGTGATAGCCTCGTCAATAGTTCCAATACAAGTGGCAAATCTGCACCTAACTGGAAGCTGTTGGGTTCTACGCCACACTCTTCTGATGGCCTGGTTATTATCTGCGGGAGAAAACATCCACTCAAGCATGATAACTTCGCTGGCCGAAGTTAAAGTTAAAGCTGTGGCCGCGGCCTTAATATTACAAATAATAACTCTGCAAGATGGATCGGCCATAAATTTATCTATATTTCTTTGACGTTTCTTTGGTGCTGTTCCTCCGTAAAGAGTAACGGCCCCGAAATGTTTTAATCCTTCTCTCACATTGTCTATAACGTCCTTATGGAATGCAAAGATAACTACTTTGTCATATTGATTGGATGCCAATTCTTTTCCAACTGTTTTTATGAAGTTGGGCATTTTTGAAAGGCCATTATATCTTCTAACTGTTGCGACTGAATCGAAAGCTTGCTCTAAATATATCGTGGATCCTTCGGCCTCATCTTTTTCTAGGGCCTCCTGGATGATATTTGATTCTCTCATTAGTTTACTTTTTGTTATTTCAACTGGGGCCAGCGAGTCGTTAAATGTAGACGAGTACATGGCCAAATCAACTGGACTTGGTTCTATGTACATTGTCTCTGTAATAAGTGGTGGCAACTCATTCGGAGTATCTTTTAAAATTGAAATTGGCCTTGCTATCATTACCTTTTCAAGCATTGCTCTTATCTCTTCGGCCATATCGATTTTGGAAGCGACTATTCTTGCCGAAAAACCATAACCATTATTTTCACGCCTGATAATGCAGTAGCGATTAGCAAAGCTCCAATAACTAAGATTAGTAAGTCCAAATGTAAAAAGTATTGGCCAAAGCTCGGCGTAATTGTTTGGAGCTGAAGTTCCTGAAGAAAGCCACATTCTATTAGTGAATCGTACCAATCCATCTTTTCCATAAACGGCCTTTGTTATTTGAGCAGTAGGTTCTTTAATAACGTGACATTCATCCACTATTATTAAATCCCATTGTCTATTGGTTAGTTTCTCCAGGTTATCTCGTACAAAATCAAACGATACAATCAAACGATTATGTGCCGTTGAATCCTGGTATGTTTCAATCACTTTAAAATTTCCTGGAGAGTACGAGAATTCATCCCATTCCCTTTGCCATCCGATCCTTGCAATGGCCGGGCATATAACTAAAATTTTTTCTGCAAGAATATCGTTCGCAGCTAAGATTAGTTGGCCAGTTTTACCTAGTCCCATCTCATCTCCGATCACGGCCCATTTTCTTTTCGAAAGAAAATCAGCACCAATAATTTGATATTCGTCTGGTTTTTTCATTAGTATAAAAATCCTGTCTTGTTAATTACATAGGTCCAGAATATGGCCAAGATTGTAGCTCCAACTATTGTGGTTTTTGCTTTTTTAGTTACTAGGGCCAGGCCGAAGTAACTAGAACTAAAAACTATAATAGAAAATAAATTTGAATTCATTTTATAAATCCTAAAAAGTTGGCCACATCATAGATAAAATATAATATGGCAAAAGTTAAAATAATGTCGGCCAGTTTTTGTCTCATAACGTTTTTATTTTTTCATCTTTGGAATATATTTGGAATTGCTTCCCATCCCAATAAATTTGTATCGGTTCCGTTACTATTTTCACGCCAGTTTCAATCGGTTCTAAATGGGCCAGGCCAAGTCCAAGTGCTATATGTGCTATTTCCTCTTCATCTGTCACTAAGATTGGAGGATGATCTTTCGTTTTATACTTTTCAAAAATATCGTCCGATTTACTCTTAAATTTTTCTATAAAAAGATTAATTGCTTTTTGATCTGCCGATTCTTCTATTTCTATTCCACTCATTTGGCCTCCAATTCTAATTCTAAAATTCTTTTTGCGATCACTTCTACGATAGGAGGAACGATAGAGTTTCCGAGCTGTTTAATTCTTTGGGATCGAACTTTGTCCAATTCTTTGGATAGCCCATCATCCACTCGACAAATATCGGGTTCAGTTTCCCACCAATTACAGAATTTAGTGGTGGCTTCTGCCCACCAGAATTGTTTTTCTTCCTCGGTGGTAAAGGTGGGCCAGAATCGAAAGTGGTCGGGGTGGGGAATTGTAGTGGGCTTTGGTTTACTATGTCCGTAATCTCCACTGTCTCCTTTATAAATCCGTTCGTCATTTTCCCTGATCGGTAAAGTTGTAATTTTTGTTCCGATTCTTTCAAATTTATATCCTTTTGTGGTTTTTGATTTTCCTGTTAATTGCCTAGAAATTTCACCATTCGCAATATTGAGTTTGTCACTTGCTTCCTTTATAGATGAAAAAATTTCTCCTGTATCAATACATTTTATTTGATGTTCGATTTTGGAAAATTTATGTTTCCTACAGGAGATTGAATGACCTATATTTTCTTTTGCGGTTACAATTTCTAAATTACTAACTCTATTATCATTTTTAATCATATTCTTGTGATTAACTTGTAAATTTGAATTCAAATCCAAATCTAAAAAAGTGGATGCGATTAACCTGTGTGCTTTAAAGTATTGTTTTCTCCCACCAATACTTAATTCTAAATCAACGTATCCGCTTTTGTGTTGCTTAGTTTTTATTGGTTTTAAGTGTGATCTAACACTCGAATAAAAATTTCCATCTGGATCGCAAAAATACCCTTGCAAATTAGGAATTGGTTTTACATTTGGTATTGTGTTGTCTTTACTTGGCCAAGCCACAATCCATATCCTTTCTCTTAGATGGGGGGCACCTACACTTCGGGCACTTATTATCTGCCACTCGCAATCGTATCCAATCTCGCATAAATCCTTAAGTACAATATCTAGTCCGTTACTTCGCAAATTAGCAACATTTTCAATGACGACCCATCTTGGTTTAATTTCTTCAATAAGTCTTTTGTACTCAAACCAAAGGCCTGATCTTGTTTCTTCATTAATTCCTCTCTGCTTTCCTGCCACTGAAATATCCTGGCAAGGAAATCCTCCGCAAATTATTTCAATTCTATGTCTGAACATTTTTCCAGGAATGGTCCTTACGTCTTCAAAAATTGGAGTAAGTGGCCAGTGTTTTTTCAAAACTAGCTGTGCGTATTTATCAATCTCACAAAACGCGTGAGTTTTAAAATGGTCAGAAGAAACATCCTCGAATGCTTTGCTAAATCCGCCAATTCCTGAATATAAATCTAATATTCTAAGCACGATGAATCTCTCCAGGTATAACGCCTTGTATGATTAATTTTTCCACCATCATTACAAATAGGGCATTGGCCTCTTCACCCATTGCTACTAATCTAACTCCGCCTTGGAATCCTCGCTCGGCCTCACTTTCGTTTTCAGGAGCAAATCCATAGGCAAAAATAAATCTAGCGTCTAATTCTTCTAATTGTTTTAGAAGTAGATCCACTTTCTTGGCCCTTGCCACTTCGGCCTCACTATATTCGATTGGATATTTCATGTTGTCGTAGTCAAATTTGACTCTTGTATCTGGGATTATTTTTCCAGTTAATGTTCGATACATTTTTTGTCCGTCAAAACTTGGATTGTCTTTTCCGCCTTCTAAAACTTGCATTTGATGTTTCCTTTATTAAAATTTTTTCCTGTCCAAAATACGCTTAGTATTTTTAGATTTTTTATTTTATGTGCGTGGCCTCTATTTGTTTTTATTTTGTCTTCGAACAACATTGGAATTTTTCTTTTTCCTCTTATTCTTTTTCCGCAATAGTTGTAGCTTCTTAGTGGTTTTTTCTTCATCCGATTCCTCTTTTAAAATATCTTTAACCAATTTAGGCATTGCTCTCCTAGATTTTCTATTTACAGGAAGGGGTTCCCCAGATCCTTGCTCTATAGAAATTCCCAAGTCGTTAGTTAAAAATGGTTTTTTAGAATGTTTATTCACATTTAAAAATGCCACGGACTGTTTTTTAGCTTTCATTATTTTCTCCTTAAAAATCTGGCCGCGTAATATGCCAATAAGATTGCTTCAGCTCTCCCATCGTGCTTGGCCAAGGTTAAATGTTCAATCGATTCTGGGACCAATTTACTGGCCCATTTAATAGAAAGTTTTTTGTCGCTTGAAAGTCCAAAAAATGATTTCCATACTTCTGGTTTAACTTTTTCAATTTGAATTGAATTGGAGGCCAGCATTCCAGAAACGGCCCCTGTAGCGTAGCCGAAAGCAAAGGCCGATAAAGGATCTGCTTCGGTTTGTCTTTTACCTACGTCTTCTATCATTGCATATTTTACGTCCAATGAATCGAGTTCCATTTGGAATGCGAGCGATTTTAGATCCAATCTATTTCTTGTCGTATTTTTTGCTTTGTTTTTTATTTCTTTAACTAAGGGAAAATCTCGAACAGAGATCAGCTTAACTTTGAGATCCTGCGGATGAAATGAAATCACTTCTAAAACCGCTATAGCACCTTTAATTCCTGGATCAATGCCCATGACTCTCATTAAATTTTATCCTTATTAGTTAATCGGATTTACCGAATTTACTTCAATTGATTTTGGCCTAAAGTCCAAGTCCTCTGAAGTAAGGACAATTCCCTTGGCCTTCGCGGCCTGGACAATATCGAATAGGGCCACATTTGGAATAACTCCATTAGTCCCGCCTTTTGATCGATCGTAAGTCCATTTGTAAATTTGAGTGATAGATTTTGGGCATCCAATATCTTTTAAAGCTTTGGCCAATTTCATGTGGCCACCGAATTTATTTAAAATTCTTTCCGCTTGAGTAATCATTTTAACTTCTGACATAAATAATCCCTAAAAACTGGCCAGGTCTAAAGCTTCCTGGCCAGCGAACACTCTTTACAAAGAACAATGAAAAACTATGAGATCCAATTAAAAAAGATATGAGACTTTTCGTCAATCGAAAATTTTTAATAAAAACGAAAAGTAATTTTTTGTTAGATTTTACGAATTGGCCTGGATCTTTGTAAGAATTCCAGGTTATTTTTGCGAGTCCATTTGGAGAGTGAAATTTTAGAGATGTAAGATTGGCCAGGAATAAACCTGGCCTTTCATTTTTTAGTCGAAAATTTTTGATTCGGCCTCAACGGCCTTTTTAATTTCTTTAATCTTTTTACTATCAATTAATCCGGCCTGACGAGCGATCATAAGTAGATCGGCCATGCCTTTGGACATATTTCCTTCACCTATTGTACTGAAAGTAATCGCATCCGTTTGAGTTAATGTAACTGAATAAGCTATTTTCTTGTTATGAATTTTTGGTCTGGCCATTTTTTACTCCTATCCTTTCATTTAATATTTTTAATTCTCTTTTTTCAAGTCCAATTTCATGGGCCGATCTTTTGCGTTCGCAAATACGTCAAAAATTCTCATTTAATTTATCTCCGATAGTTTTTCCAATTGCTCATCTGTAAATAATCTTTTTAAGGCCCGCATTTCGTCGATACAATCTAAATGGATCTTTTTAATTCTCAAATAATCCCTTTCGCTTTTTATTTCATAACCAAAATCGGCCAAGAATTCGTCAAAAGATTCTGGATAGTAAGGACTAAGACAAGCTAAAACAGAATAGAAGTCTAATGTTAAAGATCTTTTATTTTCCGTGTCCTTTATTGAGCTGTAAAAATCAAAAGTGTAATTTGATCTTTTATTCCTTAAAGTGACTTCGTATTTATTTACTTGCTTTTCGTTTTGCCAAGTTGGAAATGCGAGTCCTATTAATCGGATCTCGCATTTTGTTTCAGTTTCGATCAAAAAATCAATGGCCTTGGCATTGTATTCGCTTTCAAAGGCCCGTTTGATGCTTGGATCTTGGAAATAAATTTTTCGATCTGTGATTAAATTTATTTTATCTCGTTTTGTTTGTGCATCCATTGTTTTTTACTCCTCGAATTTTTTACATAATTTTAAAATTTTGATGGCCAATTCACTTGGTAAACTTCTCAATTCTAAACTTATGCTTTTGTCGTAAACTTGAATTTTCCCATAACCATCTTTTAAATATATGCTTAAATTTTCTTTTTCGGATTGCTCTATTATGTCCAATCCAGTGGCCTTAATCTTTTTTAAACTGGCCTCTTGCAGATTTAAATATTTTTGGTTGGCCCAAAATCTTTCCTTTAAAAATTCAAATTGCTTTGTTTTAAATTCAGTATTGATAAGTCTTTTTTGCACATCCTTAAAAACTTGCTCGGGAGTTTTGGCCAAGCTGAATCCAATCGACTCGGCCTTGAATTCGTTTGGAATGTGAATGTCTTTAAATTTGGAGTCGATCGCATCCAATATGGCCTGGCCTTTTTTGTCCCTTATCCAAATACTTACATCCTGATAGTCATTTAAAAGGACTGTAAAACATTTTTCATGGTTAATTTTTACTTCATAATTATTTGCAAAAACATTTGCAAAATTTTCAATTTTTAAGTCCATTGCTAAAATCTCCATACATTGTTGTTAAATCTTTTATAATCATTTATCTGATATTCGGTTTTTTCTCCGCCCAAATATGTGCATTTTCCCGAGTTTTCGTAAATCCCTTCATCCGCATACCTTATATGGAATTTTACATGGGGATATTTTTCGCTTAAGGCCCTAAAAATCTTGTGCGGATAACTCCAGGCCGTGTTAATGATAAAAATTCGCTGGCCAACTTCCGCCAAATCATAGGCATTCCATTTTGTACCCCAATTTGAGATACTCCAATCATACCAGTTATTTTCTCCATACAATTCTTGTTCTTTTTTACCAATATCTCCTCTAAAAATATTTTCGGGCATTGGAATAATCGTTTCAAAATCAAAACGTCTAGTAGGGCCATATTCTGTTGGGTTTTCAATGTTTTTAAAACATTCTTCTTTTAGTTTCTTGATCTGGCCCAGATCTCCCGTCATTCTTACAATCGTTTTTACATGATTAGGCATTTTTTCACTCCTCTTTTAAAATTATTGATAAATTACCGATTGATTCTATTTTGTTCTCTAAAATCTCGGTTACTATTCTTTTAAGTCTTTTAGTCATGTGTCCCTTAGTATCTATTAGATCATCTATCATCTGCTCTTTAATAAATGCTTTTGAAAGTGGCCTTACTAAAATTACTCTAGGGGCATCATTGGCCACGATAAAAATTTTCACATCTATTTTTTGATTAATTAATTCTGCATAATTCATAAAAATTCACTCCTAAATAATATGGTATTGGACCACTCCGCCAAGGGCCTCAATTTCAAAGCCGTATTCTCTTAAGTTGTTGGCCATAATGTATCCGTAACTTTCATGCTGGCCGTGTCTGAAAATATAATCTTTAGATCTAAATTCGATCTCCCCGATCAATTCGGCCTATTATTCAGCTTGAGAAGCTTTCTTCTCAGCTCTTTCAATTCTCTTTTCTAATCCTTTCTTAAAATCTGTTACTTGTTCTTCAATGCTCATCATTTCAGTTTTTACATTACAAATAGTTTTTAATGCCTCAATTTGTTTAGCTGAAAAAGAAACTCCATCAAGCTTCGCATTTTTTGCCGATGGTGATTTTTGCTTTAATGTTAATTCACAAGCTGAAAAAGCATTTAGAGAAGTTAAAGCAATTAAAGATGCGATGATTAAAGATTTCATAAATTTTCCTTTTGTTATTGGCCCCGTTATTGTGGCCTCTCTTGAAATAAAGATAGCATTAAAATAGTATTTAAACAATATATAATGTAATTTTTACAATTATTATTTTCAAGCTTAAATTTGATACATATAAGGATATAAAACAAAAAGGGAGTAAAAATATTATGAATATTGATGAATTCAACAAAAAATTAGATGCAAAAACCAAGTTGATTGACGAGTTATGGCTTAGAAAACGAGAATTGATCACATTACACAAAGGAATTGTTGTCCCAGAATTGGCCGACGTAGTGGCAAAAATAGAAAAAGAAGAAAGAAATTTAAAAGTTTTTAAATATAGAAACTCAAAAATTTTAAAAGCACAAAAAGAAAAAATAATCGAAGAATTGACCAGAAAAACGGAAAATTTTGACATTTTTAGTTGAAGTGTCCTAACTGTCCTAAGTGAAAAAACACTTAGGACACCATTTTTTGCCATATAAACCATTGATTTAATTGATAAAGTCGAAAGTGGCCTAAGTGTCCTAATAAATCTGAAATTCTTATATAAAAAAGTATACATATACACATATATAATATGTATATACATATATAATATGTATACTTTTTTATAGCAACTTTTACGAAACATAGGACAATTAGGTCAATTAGGACAAACATAATAATATTATATACTTATATTTATATTATTTTAATAATATTTAAATAAAAATATATAATATAAATAATTGAAATTAAAGAATAAAATCGAAAAATTTTTTAGTGTCCTAAGTGATTTTTGCGTCTTAGGACACTTAGGACAGTAAATAAATATTAGTTAAAATAAATAGGGATGCCATAAAAATAGTATGTAAAGATTTTACGGCCTTCGAACATGGTAAAACTGGATAAATATTTTTTGGAGTTATCCCGATGGTAATTAATCCCAAAAAATTGGCCCCGGATAAAAAGTTGGCCATAGCTAAAAAATTGGCCATAGATAAAAATTTTAGATTGATGTATGATCAGGTTAAGGCCAAACGATAAAAAGCTTTAATTCTGGCCATTAGAGGCCTTAAAAATTAAGTGTAGGTTTAAAATGAGTGATAAATTTTTAATAGTTGGCGATAATTCAGGGAGTGAGGCCAAAATTATTGAACGGCCTAGAATCAACGAATTGAATAAACAATTGGAGAATGAAGCTATCTCGCTGGCCACTTCTGGAATGAGTTTAAATGCTATATGCAAAGAGTTAAACATTTCGAATGAAAATATGCGATCGTATTTAAATAATAACCTTTCATTTAAAACTAAATTTAATGACGCACGAGAAGATGGATACGATGCATTGGCCGATCAATTGTTGACTATAACGAATGAGGAATCAGACCACAATAAGGCCAAGGTTAAATCAGATAATATTAAGTGGCTACTGTCTAAGCGTAAAGCAACAGTTTACGGCGATAAGATCGAAGTTAATATGAATGCAACAATAGACATTGGGGCCACATTAGCAGAGGCCAAGGCCAGAGCATCTTCGCTTAATAAGAAGACTATAGACATTTCATCCAATGAAAATTCTGTCGAATCAATCTACGATTGAAAAAAGCTTAATTGTAAAAGACCCGGCCACTACGGGGGGCCACCCCAGATTTTCAGGGCCAGCTCAAAGTTACTGCATGTTTACTCAAACGAGATTTAATTTTGAAAATTGTGGCCAAGGTTAAAGGCCAAGGTTAAAGGCCAAGGTTAAAGGCCAGACGTAAACGGCCAAGGTGATTTGGCCACCCCCCTTAAAATTTTTTTAGTAAATTGAAAAAGGTTTTTAATAGTATAATAATGCTATTTTGGTACCAAACATAAAAGGGATCTTTGACACAAATTAACAAGACACTTAAACTAAAATTA